ATGTCGCTGGCCCTGCACTTCACCACAAGCAACATGCTCGACATCCAGCTGTTCCGCAAAGACATCGACGCCGTGGCGCAACGCCTTGCCACGCGCGGCTTCCAACTCGACGTGGCGGCGTTCCAGGCACTCGAGGCCGAACGCAAGCAACTGCAGACCCAGACCGAGGAACTGCAGGCGCGCCGCAACAGCCTGTCCAAGCAGATCGGCATGCTCAAGGGCAAGGGCGAGGACGCCTCGGCAGTGATGGCGGAAGTGGTTGGCATCGGCGACACGCTCAAGGCCTCGGCCGCGCGGCTTGACGAGATCCAGGCGCATCTGTCGGAGCTGATGCTGTCGATTCCCAACCTGCCGCACGAAAGCGTGCCGGTGGGCAACGACGAGACGCAGAACGTCGAGGTGCGCCGCGTGGGCGAGCCGCGCCAGTTCGACTTTGCCGTGCGCGACCACGTCGACGTGGGCGAGAAGCTGGGCCTGGACTTCGACACCGCGGTCAAGGTGACCGGCTCGCGCTTCTCGATGCTGCGCGGCGGCGTGGCGCGCCTGCACCGCGCGCTGGTGCAGCTGATGCTCGACACCCATACGCAGGAACACGGCTACACCGAGATGTACGTGCCGTACATCGTCAACGCCGCGTCGATGCGCGGCACCGGCCAGCTGCCCAAGTTCGAGGAAGACCTGTTCAGGGTGCCGCGCAAGGTAGGTAGCGAGGAAGGCGAGCGCATCGAGAACTTCTACCTGATCCCGACCGCCGAGGTGCCGCTGACCAATATCGTGCGCGACGCCATCGTCGCCGGCGAGAAGCTGCCGCTGCGCTTCGTCGCCCATACGCCGTGCTTCCGTTCCGAAGCTGGCTCGTACGGCAAGGACACCCGCGGCATGATCCGCCAGCACCAGTTCGACAAGGTCGAGATGGTGCAGATCGTTCCAGCCGCGCAATCGTTCGACGCGCTGGAAGAGCTGACCGGCCACGCCGAGGCAATCCTGAAGAAGCTGGAGCTGGCGTTCCGCACCATCGTGCTGTGCACTGGCGACATGGGCTTCGGCAGCACCAAGACCTACGACCTGGAAGTGTGGATTCCCGCGCAGAACACCTACCGCGAGATCAGCTCGTGCTCCAACATGGGTGATTTCCAGGCGCGCCGGATGCAGGCGCGCATGCGCACCGGGCAGGGCAAGCCGGAGCTGGTGCACACGTTGAATGGCTCGGGCCTGGCCGTGGGCCGCACCCTGGTGGCGATCCTCGAGAACTACCAGAACGCCGACGGCTCGGTCACGGTGCCGGCCGCGCTGCAGCCGTACATGGGCGGCATCACCCGCCTGGAACCGGAGCTGTAAAAAATCTGTTGTCGGCCTCTTGCACTGCCCGGCGCCGTGTGGCTATAATCTTGGTTTCGCCACACGGCAAAGCAGTTACCGGAGAGGTGGCAGAGTGGTCGAATGTACCTGACTCGAAATCAGGCGTACCGGCGACGGTACCGTGGGTTCGAATCCCACCCTCTCCGCCATTTATAAGAGACTGCTTAACTCAGTACCTAACGAGCTACACTGATGCGCCATAACAACAAAGCGCAGGGTCATGCTGGTAGGGTACGCACGGGTTAGCACCCAAGAACAAGAGTTTCACTCTCAGATCGACGCACTGCGAACAGCAGGCGTCGATTTTTTATTTTCCGAAAAGAAATCAGGGGGCAGCACCAACAAGCGCCCCGAACTCGAGCTCATGCTGTCACGCCTTCGTCCAGGCGACACCGTAGTGGTGTACAAGCTCGACCGCATCGCGCGATCCCTCAAGGACCTGCTTATCATCATCGAGCGCATCGAGGCAGCGGGGGCCGAATTCCGCAGTCTCACCGAGCACCTAGATACACGATCCCCCGCGGGGAAAATGATCTTCCAAATCATCGGAGCATTCGCCGAATTCGAGCGCGAGCTGATTCGCGAACGCACACGCGCAGGCATGAAGGCCGCAGTAAAAAGGGGCGTCAAACTCGGCAGACACCGAGCATTGACACCCCAGCAAGAGCGCGAGTGCATCGACTTTTGGCTAACGGGCAACTACACGAAGACCTCGCTCGCCTATCGGTACGGCACCCACATAAGTAGCATCAAGCGCACCATCAAGCGCCACAACGAGCTGGTGCAGCCCGACCTGCTAGAGGCCGCCTGACAGGCTTACCGCTTGCGCAGCAACTGCGACCGCAGGAGCTTCGCGAACACCTCGTTGCGAGTCACGTCCTTGAACTTCAGGTAGTCACTCAGCGCATCCACCAAGTCACGAGGCAACTCCACCGTGACCGCAACGAGATCATTCCTCGCACGATAGGCCGCTTGCCTCTCCGCCGCCGTCATCGCATTGCCGGTAGACGGACGACCACGCTTGCGCTTCACCGGGACCAGCTCGCCCGTAACCTTGTCGTTTGCGTCTTTCATCACCACACCCCCGCAAGTCCACCCAGATCGTCCAACCAGTTCTGCGCTTCAAGCACATCATCAGAATCAGTCCGATCACCCGGCCACCGCTCGAAATAGTCCAGGTATCGCACGAGACAACGACGCCGACGCTGGACAGCAGCCAAAGCCTGAACAGTGTCACGACTGGCATTCCGAATGACCTCCTGAAGATGATCCCCGGTAGAAAAATACCGCTCAGTCTTCACCATGTTGCCCCCTTGTTTGATGAAGTAATTATCGTCACATGTGACGATAATTACAAGGACTATCAAACGCCGTCCGGGAGATCAGGCGCATACCATCGATCAGCCGTCGCGAACCAGAAACACTCCCGCCCCCGAGACACGTATGCGGCAACCCCTTGCAGGTTGCAATTCTCCGCCAGCCACTTGAATGCATAGGCCAAGGCATCATCGAGATCATCGCCTTCCCACGTGCCCAGCGTAACGCGCTCAGGCACCACGATGCCCTTGCTTGCCCAGTAGCGTTTTTTGTTCAACGCAACGTCCTCGCCATCCTTGTCTATGTACTTCGACAAGTAGTCCGCGATCTGATGCACGCCGCGAACACGCTTTGCGCCCTGCGAGCGAGGCCCCTGAACGTCGATATTGCCGTTGTCCTTGCCCACCACCTCAAGCCAGATCGCGCGAAGCACCTGGACGTGCTGCCAGCCGTGCACGGCACAGTGAATGTGCCACGCGCCCCGTTCCTGCTGTTCCAGCACCGCCACGTAATCCAGCTTGCGCAACGCTTTGCTCTTGAGCTTGTTCACACGGCGCACGAACTCTTTGAAGTCCTTCGCCACGCGGTCCCGGTCAATCACGTTCTCGCGATACGTCAGCGTCAGCATGTGGTCGCCACGGATCGCCTTCACCTTCAGGCGCAGGTTCTTGCGGGCACGCTGGCAGGAATTGGACAGGCTCTTCTCGCGGTTCTCCGACTCACCGCGCTTTGCACGCGGCATGGCCCGCATCAGGTCGAAATCCTTGTGCCGGTTGATCTGGTAACCCACCAGTTCGGTCTGGCCGTCCGGCATGGTCACGTAGCGGACGATGGTCTGTTTGCGGACGTTCGGCGTCAGCTGACGCTGTTCCCGTTCGACAGCTTCTTGGGCGAGGCGTCTGTGGTAATCCGCTTCCTTCTCGATGAAATCGGGTTGCGATTCATCATAGCCATGGCCTATCATTCTTTCCAGCATGAGCAATGTCCTTGATCTGACTGCTTGTGCCACGCCCCCGAAGGTTTGCCGACCTTGCGGGGGTTTTTCTTTGTTAAACGCCTGCGTGCTGCGTGCTGATTTCTTAAGTGTTAGTGATTCAAGTCTAGGGGCTCGCTTCGCTCGCCCGTCCGTCCTCACTTCGCTGCGGGCGAGGCGGGCGAGCGGCCCGACGCCCGACCACATCATCACAATCCCCTTGCGAACTCACCCGGCAACGGGTCAAAACGGGCCTACAAGGCAAAACACGTAACACCGAGGGCAAGAGGAGGGTAGTGGCGCGGGGGCCCCGGAGCCCCGCGAATAAGGGCAGGGAAGCCCCTGAACGGGGCTTTCGCTGATCGCCCTTCGGGCTGGCGACTCAAATCGCCCTGCCTTCTGACTGCGATGCCCCGGATTGGCTTGCAAAAAGGAGGAGGGGGTGTCAGCCATCGGACCGTGAGCGCTCATGGCCACCCGCCGCAGCAATTCCACGGTTCGTTTCCTCACTGATCTTGCCGAAAGGTTCTATCGGCCACTGCGTAACAGCGATGTGCACGCCGCTCTTGTGCAACATCACATGCTCACCATAGGCCGACCGCTGAACGCCCCAGCCCATCTCCTCCAGTTGCGCCGCAGAGAGCCGTTCCTTCAGGCGGAAGCTATCGTCGTACCACTCCACATACAGCCGAGACCGCCGCGCATCGTAGATCAACCCGGACAGACGCGGCCGCCACTTGTTCGAGATCGACGCCACGTAGTCCGCAGCCATCGCGTCCTGCGATTGCGCCTGGCTAACTGGCGGACCCGAAGCAGCAGGAGGCTGGACCGCCGACACACCCGATGCGGGCGTCACAACTGTGGTCGTCACCACGTGCGGCGCGTCCCTGTGCTGATCCTTGACAAGCCCCTTCTCGAACCCGCCACCCTTGAACATGTGGAACAGGTAGTACACCGACACCGCGACCGCGACGAACATCAGCGGCAGCCACTTGCGGAACACCGGGTTGTGCCAGATGTTCGTCCGGTTGTCCTTGTACGTCTCCGCGTTCTCCGACCCCTCGACCCGCGTGGCATAGGTCCCGAAGTACTTGGGATCGTACTGCTTGATGCCGGTGTTGACCTTGTCGAACTGGACACGCCCGTTGACGATGCGACCCTTGTAAGCAGTCCACCGATACTTGTTATCGGCACCGCGCGCGTTTTGCTTCTCGAAGACGATCTTCTGGTCACACCGGTTCACCCACACGGCATTGCAACCGCCCTTGCCCTTCAATATCTGGCCGAGCCCCACTACGTCCAGTCCGCGATGCCCGTGTTCGGCAATCGCCTTGATCTGGTCCTGCGGAATGTTGCGCTGGCCGTCCGGCCAAAAATTTTGCAACTCATCGAGGATGACAAGCGAGTCGTTCTCCACGATCTGGTGCCACCGCAGAACATCGACCTCCGCAATGTGGTGCAGCAGCTCACGCACGCGCTCAACGGTCAGACCGCCCGCCACCGCGATCTTGTCGTAGTCCATCCCGTTGAGTCGCGCATAGACCTTACGGCCCTTCTGTAGCGCCGGAATGATGCGCTCCACCATCGCTTCGTAAGACTTGCCAGAGCGGGGCAGACCCTCATGGAAAATGAACATGGATGCCTCTCTTAATATTCGTCACACGTTACGATTATTCATTACCACTGGAACAGGGTCACGACCTTGCGCAGCATCCGGAAGCCGAAGGCCGACCCAAGCAATGTGATACCCGCCCCGATGTTGAACACACCCAAGAAGTAGAGAACGTCACTGCCGATCGACGCGAAGGACTGTTGCAGGTTGACGGACTGGAGGAACGACGGCGCAGGGATAGCCCCGATCAACGCAGCAAGCGCCTGAAGGAAACCATCGACCCCGGCAATCAACAGATCGTTCAGCAGGTCCCAGAAGGCCGCGAAGACCTTCACCACCAGCGAGAGCAGCCACGCGGCGAAGGCCGAAATTGCGTTAATGATCCCGTTCATAGGAATGCAATCCGGAAAGCCGCCCATGCGGCAACGATCATGACCACGACGCCGCCGAGCTGGTACAGCGCAACCATCGTGGAGCTACAGACGAACTGCCCGGCATCGAGCGCAGGCATCCACTTGTTCGCCGCCATCGTCCAGTGCGGGCACTGCCCACCGCTGATGGTCACGTTGAAGAAGCCCGTAGAAGACTGATACCAAGGCGCGTTGCGAATCGCCGTCTGAAAATCCGTCAGGACCTGCGACCACGTGCGGGACTTCTTGTCGTACAGGGTCGCATCACCCGCGTTGAACGTCGCCGACCCATCCTGCGGCTGTTCCTTCGTTTGAGCCGGATTGGTAGTCGCAGTGGTAGTCGTCGTGGTCGAACCGTCCGCGTTCTTCGTTGTGTTCGTCACCACCTGACCCGGCGTCACAATCACAGGCGAAGCCGCCATCGTGGCCTGATTCGTGTTCGGCGCAACCTGCGCTGTCGACACGGTCGTCCGAGTCCCCGTCACGTTCCCCGCCGCATCGGTCGTCGTCTCAGTCTTGCCGGGAAGCGAAACCGAGCCACCATTCGGCACCGACACCGGCGTCCACGTTCCCCCTGGCGCATTGATGATCTTCGCGCACGGATCATCGGCAGTAGCGGTATCACGATATGTCGTGATCTTCGGCCCGCAGCCGCCCGCGTCCCAGACCTTTGCCAACGCAGTCGGCGCTTGCAAAGCCGCCCCCAACTGAGCATCCGACGACGGGACCCTGCTACCCGACACACAAAGCGAACCCTGCATTGTGAAACCCGTCTGGCATTGCGAGTCACGCCGCGCCGCAAAACCGGTCGCGGTGTTGTAATTGGTCCCGCCAGACGGATCCCAATAACAGTAGTAGTAAGTCGGAGGACTGCCCTGTGGGTTCACCGCGTGATACTTGACATGCTTCGACTGACAAACCGCCTCGGGCCCATTGAAATACGTGCCGAGTGTCGCGCTCTCATACCACCGATACCCCTGGCCGGCATCCGCCGCAGGCGCCGATAGAAACGAATTTGACGCAGCGTCATATGTCGAATCACTACCCATCGCCACAGCCAAAGCCAGCATCGCCCCAGTCAACGGCCCCTTGGCGACCGCCTGCCGCAGCATCGCCGCCGCAATCGGCCCGACCGTCGAACCCGCCACCGACAATGCGCGACCCGTCAGCGAAATCGCCGCCGTTGCACCACCCGTCGCGACAAAGCCGAGCGTGAGCGCCGCCGCAGTGATGACTAGCGCCGTGCCATTGACTGACGAAGTAGACGGCCCGGTCGTCGTGATCCCCCAGTTCAGCGAACCATCGCTAGACAACGTCTGCGCACGAACGGTCGGCACCGATAGCACCAAGGACAGCAACAGCGCGAGAGCAAGCGCCTCTAACTGCCGAAGCCAATAGCGACAGCGGACGCGGAAGCCAGCCCAAGAAACGCGAAGAACAGTAGCCATAGCATCACCCCACCCCCAAAAAGAAAAAGGCCCGCAGAGGGCATCTACGGGCCTGTACAGCATGACTGCGAATCAGCCGAAGAAGGTGGCGGTCTTCTTGATCGCCCACTTCGCGAAACCCGGCAGCGCCATGATCGCGCCGGCAGCAACGATTGCAGTCACCACGGTGGACGAGTCCACACCAGAGAGGACGCCGGAGGCATCCAGACCGGTAGCCTGTGCAGCACCACCAGCAACCAGAGCCGACAGAGCGGCCAGACGAACGAGCAAATTCTTGCGCATATCACTTCTCCCAGACAAAGACGGAGCGGACCATCCGTGCAACGACGAAGCACAGCACCGGAAGAGAGAACCCCAGCAAGTAGGCCGCCCCGATATCGGTCCCGGCTGGGGGTTGCAAAGCTTGAGCGAGCGTGAGCGTGGACGTGTACTCCGACGCGGTCTGGAGGATGAACCCTTGGCATGCCTCAGGCGCATCAGACGTTGCCGTCAAACCGTTTGCGGTCCAGACCACGCACTGAGCCATGACGCTTACCTATCCCAGCCAGCACCGCGAGCAAAAGACGCCTCGCACGCCTTGCGGTACTCACGAAAACGACGCCCGACCGGTTCAGCGAACAGCCACGCAATGACACGGCAGAGCAAGGAATAGGCGAACGCGCCAAACATGCCGGAGAAGAACGCCACCACAACCAGCGATTCCACCAGCCCTTGCAGCGCGCGAACTTCGTCCGGCGTCATCACGCAGCCTTCTTCTCAGGGATCGGCGCAGCAGCCTTCACGCCAACCGGCTGCAAATCAACGATGCGCACCACCACCTTGCCCTCGAAATTCGAGAACGAGAAGGTCGGTTCGTAAGCGCCAGGAGGAAGGCCGCGCAGATGATCGGGAATGTTCATGAGGCCGGCGGTGGTGTCCTTCTTGACCTCGCCGTTTGCATCCGTGTATTCAGCCACCGCGATGCAAGCGCCTTCTTCGATGTGGTACTGATTGCCAGTCTTGCGAGCGACGCCCTCGCGAACCGTGACGGCATGAATGTGGATCAGATGCTTTTGATTCATTTGCGATCTCCAGAGCTGGGGCGACACGCAGCCCAGCCAGATTTGCTTACAAAGAGCCCGGTTTACGGGGTGTTGTTTACCGCCTACACTTCCACTCAATTTGAGGTGTCGGCAGTGCGCTCGAAAGCCACGGCGGGCAACTCAAATTGAGTGTGATCGAAGAATAGCAAAAGGACTCAATATGAGTGTAAAAGAAGCGATTGAATTTCTTAAACTACGAGGCGGGTTCAATAGCTATAAGGCATTGGCCGAGGCCGCAGGCGTTGACCTGCGCCGCGTCGACAACGCCGTGGGCCGAGGCTCCGCACTCAACGCATCGGAAGAAATTGCACTAGGCAAGGCCGCAGGCATGAAACCGATGGACGCCATCCAACTGCTAGAACTCGCCTACGATCCGGCGCGGGAGGCAATGCTCAAGGGTTTCCGAGGGCTGCTTAACGCCATGAAGAGGGGCGTCAGCTTGGCTCGCTGA